CGACAAAAGTCATTGTGTCTTGAGCTAATGGAAAGTTAGCTGTTGATGGTGAAGCACCAGACGACAACGCCCAGCCATTACCTGTGATTACACCACCCGTTACAAGATTCCAGTATTTTGCAACACCAGTAGTGAAAGTAATACCTGAGTTACCACCAGCATCGCCTATCCTTGTGCCTGTCCACGCAGTTCCGGTATTGTTAATACCTTGAAAATCTACGTCCGTTAAAGCTACAGTTGCAGCAGTTAATGTGCGAGTTGTGCCATAGCTACTTGACTGAACATAAAAACGAGATGAACCGAGAGTAGTTGGTGCTGGAAAAGTCAATGTGCCATTAATGGTTTGGTTTGCGAAAAGAGTAATCCCAGTTATTGAAACTGTCGATTTTGACGTAAACGTTAAATTATTAAACACATTTGAGCCACTAATAGACATACTGCTCATAGTTGTGCTTGTTGAATTTACATCATAAAACGTATTTGACACCCCAGTAATACTAACAAGTACGTTACTACTTAAATTAATGGTTGATGTGCCAGCGTTAAAAGTAAAATTTGTACCAGCAAAATTTATGGTTGTGCCAGACAATGCCAACGTTACAACTGAAGCACCTAAACTTATTGATCTTACTAACGTCCCTGCTGTTACCAGTGATGATGCAGTAAGTGCAAACCCTGCTGTATTAAATGCTCCTGCTGTTACTGTAGTTACCCCTGTAGTTGTAAGCCCAGCGGTTAATGTCCACCCCCCACCAACACCATTGAAAGTAATTGCACTTGCAAGGCTTACTCCAGCACTAATTGTCCACCCTGTTGTTGTTGCATTAAAAGTTATTGCACCTGTATATGTACGAGTAACTCCTGTAGAAGCAATAGCCAAACTACCCGATATTGCCAACCCAACTGTGCCAGCAAAAGTCATATTACCTGTAGCTGGACCGGATATACTTAAACTACGGCAAACAGGTGTTGTCGTTAGAGTACATGTGTATAAAGTGGCGTTGGAAAGGTTATCAAAAAAGACATCATCGGCAGCCGTTGGCACAGCTCCAGCTAAAGTGGTACGGGCTAAATCTGAATACCAGTTAGCTGTGTTAGTTGTATTCCATCCACCTGTGCCTCCACCCCAGTACCGATTTGCCACACTACGCTCCTAAAAGTATTGGATTGCCGTTTTCGTCTAAAATAGTATTGCCCTCTGCATCAAGCTCATACTCAATCGGTGGTGTAGTGACTATCAAATACCAATCATCAAAACGCCCTTGCTTCATCGTTTCCAACTCATCATCTGTAAAAGCATGATCATCAGGAAGCACAAGGGCATCTCTCAGTACGTATAAACCATCTGATTTTTCAAAAGGTATAGTTATCATTATGCCACCGCTACACAACGCCAAAGCGTAGTTGCTAAATCGTAAATAAACCCAACATCTAATCTAGTTGTTGAAACTGTTGTTGTTGGCAACGCTGTTGTTGATGCTTCAAATTTAGCTCCCCAAGTAATTGCAACAGCAGTTGTTCCTGTAATTGCTATCCATAACTTTTGCCCATTTGTTGGCGTACCTGTTAAACCGCTTGTAAATGATGTAATAGCTACAGTTTGAGCTGTTATATCTATAAAATCATAAGAATCTGTATTAATTGCTGGAGTAGCTGAGTTAGCTGATGACGCTAATACTCTTGGCGTTAATCTTTTATTAGTTAATGTTTGCGTGTCAGTTGTGCCAACAATAGTGCCGCTTGGTGCTGTTAAAGATGTCCCCCACGCTGTTCCAGTTGAATTGGCAATTCCTGCTGTTGGATATGTCGGTTGTATCCCTGCTACCGATACTGTCCAAGAAGCAAATGTTCCAGATCCGCCAATAGAATCAACATTAACTGTAAATGTAGTGCCACTAAAAGCTGTAACTACACCTTCCATAAAGTTAGCTGGTGTAACTGAATAAGCTACACGAACCCGTGTGCCTACGGTAAATGCTGTTTGTGAATTAGTTAAGTTAGTGGTAAATACTTTAGATCCAGTAGCAATAAGCGTAGATGTCGCAGATGTTAAGCCATTATAGCCAATACCTATCTGAGCTTGTTGTAGCATGGTTAAAATAACACCAGGCGATTGTGGAACAACAGGAGAAAGTGTTGCAGGCAATGTTTCTATCAATACCCCAGCAACATTTGAGTGCCACCAAAGCTCTAGATAATCCCCTGCCGCCATATTGAACACTTGATTCAATGATAAAATCATCTGACCATTTATACCGCCATGTTTTATTGGTATGCCTGTAGTCGAAGATGAATCGGCTATATCAACACTATTGTATCTAACCCAAAATGATGTTTCAGCTATTGAAGCGGTAGGGTTTGCTAGTTGAACACTAAATTGAAAGTTATAAATTCCAGCATTGGCAACCGTTATTCTTCCTGCTGATATAGATACGCCATTTGATATTGATGTTAATGCACATCCAACAAGATAAGCTACTGATGGAGAAGTTGCTGTTTGTGTGGCTGTATCATAGAACTGACCATAATAACCTGGTGAACCAGGGGGAGAAGTAGCATTGCCCCATGCAGGTGAAACACCAGCACCGCCAGATATTAAGGTTTGACCAATAACTTGTGAAGCATTATTACTAGCATAGATAGCATAACCAGCAGGGTAATCATTCCAGACATTTTGAGTGCCAGAACTAAAATTAACTAATGCACCGCCATTTGACGATGATAATACTGTTGTTCTAGTTAATGTGTTACCAGCAGAGTTATAAGTACCAATACCTACTTCCCAGTTAATGCCTGACTGGTCGGCAATAACATAAAAAGTAGTATTAGTATTTCCAATCGCAGAAGAAAATGTCCGAAACTGTGCCACAGCTCCCAAAAGAGTAGCTGGGCCTGTCCCTGGGGAGCTACAAGTTTCCTGTACTCGATCTGCTACGACTAAAGCCATAATTACACCGCTTCTAATTCAGTTTGCTTGAAATAACGACTATGAACTACGTCATCAGAATCAGTAGAATTTACTAATACGATAACTTCACCATTTTCTTGGTCTAAGGAAAAGCCAGCTACTACACCAGTAATAGGTGCAGGTAGGATTTGTGTGACTATTTGATCTTTAGTAAACATGATTACAATCCTATAAACTTAGTGAGTACGATACTTGTACAACATTCAAATTGACAACTGGTTGGTCGCCACCAGTAAATGTACCTGCGGATAATAAAGTTCCAGCAGTGGACATTAATGTTGTAACAGCGCCTGTACCATAAACAATAAAAGCACCTTTTAACGTACCAGAACCCGTCATTGTAAAACTTAGCGCAGTGGTTAATGAAATTGCACCAGCAGACGCAGTAGCAAAAGAAGGTGTGCCTCGTGATGCAAAAGTAGGTGCATTAGTAGATCCAGCTTCAGTCCAACCACCATGTGATGCCATTGTATCACCAGCCGATGGGCCAGTTGTATAAGATACAGAAGAAATCAACCCCATGTACGGCCCGACAACTGTATATGCAGATCCGGTCAATGCAGTTTGCAACATTAGATTTTTACCAACAGTTGCTACAACATTGTTTATTTTTTCTTCCCAAACTAATGGGCCACCCTCATATTCAAAACACTTAAAACTATACACACCTTCAGCATGGGCTTGTTCACCAAGTCCAGCACTAGATACTATGCTCATAGTTGTGCCATCAACAGCATTTAATTTATCATTCATTTTTATTCCTCGTCAAAATCAATTATAGGTCTTAATACGCACCTACAGTTCGGTAAATCTGCTGGCAAACCGTATATCTTATTACCGTACATACTGCCAATATATGGTGGATTATTTAAATCATACTCTTTACCGCTCATTTCTACATGCAATGGGCGTTGTGTCATTCCACCGCCAGAATGTATCCAAATAAACTTTGTAACGCCATACGCCTTTAGACGAGTTGTATTAACAGATTGATAGGCTTTACGAGATTGATCTAAAGCTGTATTCCTTGCTCGTTTAATATTCCCCTTATACTTTACTTTTAGAAAAGGTACAAGGTCATACATCCCTTTGCCCGTAGTAATACTACGCATAACCGCCCCTTGCACTTCTGCAAGAGCCTGTTGTGGTATTAGCTTAATCAAATTAGCCGCTTCTTCTGTGCTTGCCTTGATAACATCTTTTAAAACTTCATTACTATAGGTCATATCTATAGTAATTTCCTTGGCAATCTCTTTTAAAGACATTCCTAGCGTTACACTAGAGTTTTTAACCGTTCGGTTAATCATCTTGTCGGTGGACTCTTTTGCCACCTTATTGAATCTTTTTTGCCATTTTTTCAACAAATAATTTAAAATAATGCGTGATTGACTGCTAATTGATGAATCTACACCATAACCATAGAAAGTTTTAGTTAATTCTTTCAATATGTCACGATACATTAACTCAATGAGCCGTTCTGTAGGCTTGGCGTAATCTCTACCAATACCTACATTAGGTCGTAGGGATTTCCCTATCATGTAGTTTCATCACCATCATTTTCATCATCTTCAATATCTTCAATTTCCTCATTTTCTGAACTTGCTAATCCCATTTCGTTATATCCTGAAGCTTTATCTGTAGCAATCCTTTGTCTATCTTCTTCACTTGAAATTATTCCAGCTTCTATAAGAATTATTGCGGTTTGTGCTTTAGTAAGATTAGTTTCTGCTAATTCTTTTGTTGTAGGGGCATCCAAAGGCATCCAGTTTAAAGTTGTTTCAACATTAAGATCCGGTATAAATGACTTAATAACTAGCATGTGATGACGTTCTGCTAATGGCGTTAAATCGTGGTATTGAATTGATTCTAACATTTCATGATAACTTGATTCTTCATGGTCGCCAGTCGCTCCAAATCCTTTAGGTGATGTACCCAACAACTTAGTAGCTGGCACTCCTGCAATTGCAGACACCAATTGGTATTGCGTCATAATTAACGCATCAAAGTCAGATAGAGAAGTATCAAACTGATTAAACTCATCTCCTTCCTTGTCGCCCATCTTGATACCGTAGTTATCACGATACTGCGCCCACTGTTGCAATCTATCAGTAGCAGCATTGGTATCACCCATCACCGCTTCCATATCGGTCAACCAGATAGTCGTACGTTTGGACATCGCCAATTGTGGTGCTTCATTAGACGTACGTTCAGCAGCATAGATACGTTCCATGATTTGCTGTGTTAAAGGTATCCCACCATAAATATATTGTGGTTTTAGAACGTCTACGGGTTCAGCATGTTTAAATATTATCAGGTGAGATCTGTGTATCTTTTTACCGTTGATGAGCCACCAAGTCGGTTCGTAGAAGTGCATAGTATCCGGCTGGCTGGCAGAAGGGCCATCAAGCATTGGGGCTGTCCAATAGGGGTCTACTTGCACCATCCCTTTATAGCTACCGGGTGTTACACCATCAATATTGAAAGGTTTCTCATAATACAATGGATCTGTAGAGATAACCTTGAACATAACAATACGAATACCAAAAATACGACCTTTGCGGATAAATTCACGCATATTAAAGGCCAATTGCATAGATCTATCATAATGCTTTAGTATTTTCAGTGCTTTTGGATCAAGTTCCTCGCCATCCACTGAAACAATGTTATAGCCTTTTCTTATTGCATCATCGCCAGGCATTGCGCAAGCTTTATTGACCAACCAGTTTTGCGCTAATATTCCACAAAGCTGTGCGCCAATAAATCCTTGGTTTGCATACCAGAATATCAATTGGTCACTAATATTAGCTTGCCCAGCAGAATACATCTTAAAAGCAGGATAACCATTACTAGAATCATCCATCGCCATACCTTCTGTAGTCGTTATGGCTGGTTGATTCCTGTAGATAGCAGATAACGCATCATGAGCAACATTAAAATGCGGCTCATGGTCATT